CTCAACACGTAGGATTGCTTCCGCTTGATCAATATCCATTTCTTTAGCTGCAATTAAAGCATCTAATTCCATTTCCATTTCTTCAAGATCATCAATAGCATCTGCTTGCTCATCTAGTTCTTTGTATACTTTATTTAAACTTGGGTGATACAGAGATAATAATTTCTGTAAGTTTTGTTTTTCTTTAGGAACGAATAAAGTTCCATCTTTAAACATTATGTGACCTAATGTAACTTCTCCTTTTTGTTCTTTTACAAATGGCGAGTTTTGATTAGTAGCATAACGTAATTCTTTTTGTTCGCCAATTTCTTTGTCAAACCATAATAATGGACTATGCGACTTGTGTTTTGATTTCATCATATATGTTAATGGAGCTGGCCCTATTAAATAATAATTTCTATCTTTTACTTCCCACTTGTTTACAGTCTTTTCTTTTACTTTTGGTTTTTCAATTACTGGTTCATCAATTGTTTCTTCTACCTCTTTTTCAAAATCGTTTAGAGGTTCAATATATTCTTTTTTAACAGCTACTGTTTTAGCTATTGGTTTTTTAGCTTCTGCCATGATATAATATGATTTAATAAATTAATTAAGAGTAAAAACCGCCCCCGTAAATTCAACGAGGGCAATTTCTACATTTTTTGTTATGCTGGAGTTGTTGTAGTAGTAAATAACACAAAGTTATTTGCTCCTTGAACGCATAAACATCTTTCTGATAAGAAGTGTACTTCCATAGCGTCTAATGCAGAAGTTTGAGCTCCAACAGATCCTGTGATCCAGTGTTTCATTCTTCTATCATCATATTGAGAAGCGCGGTATCTTACGTGTAAGAATGGTCTACGGATATTAGTTCCTAAGATTTCATCGTACACTGTAGAAGTCCCAGCTGGAACTAATAAACCAGAAATAGAACTATTAGCCAATGCTCCACGAGTAGATGCATCATTTAAATATTTCCAGTCAGTTTTGTAGAAATCGTAAGATCCTCTTCTAAATCCAGAGAATCCAAGATTCAATGCCATTTTTTCTGAGTTTTCAAATAAACCATAAGATGTACCACCAGCTCCATAAGAGTTCATAGATGCTAACATATCATCAATCAATAAAGACATTTGACGGTTGTTAAAGATCATGTTTTCTTCAATAGCTCCTTGAGTATCTAAGTTTTTTAGAATAGTATCAAAGTCAGTTAAATCTCCTGAGAAATCAGCAACTTGGTTTCCTCTTTCTTTAACAGCAGCAAATAAACCTTGAGTACCTTTTATATTTAAACTTGTTAATGCGCTATTAGTAGCAAGTTCACCTTCTACAACAGCCATTTCTAAGTAATCTTCAAAACGTAAACGTGTTTCAGACTCTGCTTTAAGGAACCATAGGAAACCATCAGCACCTTCTTCAGTTGTAATTTCTACCCATCCAATTTGAGCCGTATCTGAACCGTTAACAACGTATTTAGATTTAATTATAATTGGAGAATTACTATATTGAGTAAATGATGGCTGAACAGATGTTAATGTATCATCTGGTGTTCCTTTTTTGAATTCAGAACCATACACAAATATTTTAAGATCTGTTGTATCAATACCGGTCCATGCAGCAGTAAGGTATGGAATAGCTGTTACAGTTAATCCGCTAACTGCACTTACATAAGCTTTAGCTTCTTGCCCATCATTGTCAATAACAACAATTGTTTGACCAACTGATATTACATTCTCAACACCCGCAACTGTAGGTATTGTTAAAATGTTAGTTGCTCTAGTAACACCTGTATAAGCAATGTGTAAACGGTTTTGTTCTGACCAAACAACTTGATCTGAAGTCATAGGCATCTCTGCCCCTACCATTCTTAAAAATCCAGATAACGTTCTGTTTCCATAACGCTCTACTTCTTGCTCATAGATCTCTGGTAAATATTGTTGAGAGAAGTTTTTTCCACTGCCATCAGTGAAATTTAAATAGTTTGATTCTAATGTCTGTGGCTTCTGAGAAGGCACAATAGATCCAAAAAACGGATCCGGTGTAAATGTTGACATAATTTTTTACTTTAAGTTATTTTTTTAATTTTTAGTTTGTTAGAATCCATGCCGTTAATTGCTTTGATTTTTATGCCATTTACAAATAAACTTTCCGGAGCACTGGTTCGCGGTGTGGTGCTAACATTATTAGACTTAGCCATTATTTCCTTAACAGCATCCGCTTTGCCTTGTTCGTAAATTTGTTTCATAATTGTCTCAGAATTATCGGCAACGTACATAGCTTTATGATACCCTTGAACATCTACAACTTCACCCTGATCGTTTAAGAACTTCTTAACTAGGTTAGAAATATCCGATTGTTTATCAATAACTGCATTGGTATTTGGTATATTATACCTTAATGTTTTTTCACCTAAGTTGAAATCAAAACCTTTGAAATCATTGGTAAATAACTTTCTGGTATCTTCTTTGAATTTACCATGCAATTGCTCTGAACGTTTTTCGTCCTGTTTGTATCGGTTAAAAAAATCATTAGCTTCTTGTTGTTCTCTGTTAACTGATGGCCTCAACTTGATTTCATCATAATACTTTAACTTTACATCTTCCAAGAATCTTTTTGCTTTTTCTACCTCTTCTTTAAATTCGAGTCTTTTTTTCTTGATGTCTCGATCATCGTCTTCTTCTTCGTCATAACTAAATTTTTCTTCCATGAGAAACTGAATCTCATCGTCGTCTAAATGTGGTCTTGACTTTCTATAGTATTCTTTTATTAGTGTTTCGCTTTTTATATTCGAGTAATCTACATTTAACCTCGAGTAATCATCTATTGTGCCCCCAGTTTCTTTCATAAAAGCAATAAGCTTCTCTATGTTTTCTGGTAGAGGTTCTCCTGATGTTTTTGCTTCTGCAACAATTTCATTTAATTCAGCAACCGTTTCAACTTCTGTTTGCGGTGCTGCAATCATTTCAATTATTTCTTTTTCTTTACTTTCGGTAACGACTTCAGCGACTTCGTTTCCTTGGACCACTTCTTGCAATCCCACTTCGGACTGTTGGCTGCCCAACACGCTTTCATTTGTGCTTTGCTCTTGAATGGCATCTTGTTCTTTTTTAGCTTTTAAATTTACTTTTGTTACCTCATTAGGCTTGCTTAACTTCCTTGGGGTTTTAATTTTAAATTCCCCTTCTTGTTTAATTTCTGACATAATATAATATTATAAAATTGTTAATGTAATCTATTCTCCAAACAAATCAAATCCTAGCCCGTTCATTACATCACTACCCGAGGATTCAAAATCTTTTGGCATTGATTGGTTTTGTCTTTGATCTATTAATTCACTTTGCTGAGTACCTTGCATTTTTATTCTTTTATCTTTTCGGTCCTCAATTTCTTTTATTTTGTTTTGCTGTTGTGATAAAGTCATTTGAGCAAGTTGAGCATTATAATTAAATTCTTCTGCCATTAACATTCTTTTGAATTCCATTTCTGATTGCATTCTTTGGATTTCAAATTGTGATTTAGCTTGTTCTATTTGTATTTGTGTTTGAGCTAAAGCTTCTTGCTTTTGCACCTCAGCCATTGCTGATTTTTCAGCTAACTCAGCATTTGCCTGTGCTTGCGCTTGAATATTTTGTTGTTGTTGTTCTTGCTCTCTAGCTATTTTTTTCTTTCTTTTATATTTAAGTGACTGATTAGCAAGCTTTAAATTTCTTATTTGCCTAATGTCAATTGCGTCTTCTAAGTCTATGCCTCCTGATTGCAATGCTACTTGTATGTTTTGTTCAAGTTGTGCTTTTTCTTCTTCGTCTGGTTCTAATTCTAAATAGATGCCAAAATCATGAAGATTCAAGTTAGATATTTCTCTTAGTGTTTGTACATTAAATGTAGATATACCTTCTGTTAAACTATTTGCTGTTAACGGATAATTTAATGACTCCGCTGCTTTTAAAGATATATTTTCACATAATCTTAATGTTAAATATAAACTTGACTGTACAATGTGCCTTGTAGCTGTATTAGAATTTGCCGCAGCTAATTTTTGTAAACCAACTAAAGCATTAGGATCAGGCGTACTACCGTCTCTTGCTTCATTTAATCCAGTAACATCACGTATCATTT